CTTATCCTTCTTCGGGGTTGGAAATAATGAACAAACGGATTGACGAAAAGGGTGATCCCTTCGGACCATTTAACTTCAGTGATTTTAAGAAGTGGATGGATAATCAGCAAGATGCTAAATCAAAACCAAACATGATTGGCTTACAAGTAGAGTCCAAGGTCGCATTTAAGCGACTTCTCTCTCGTATTGAAACTCAAGACGGCGAAATTGAAGAAGTGGCCAGAGACTTCAAGAAGAATGGCGGCACCATTACAGATGCAAATGGACACAATGTTCTAATTGAAGTTGACAGTGGCTCTTTCATCATACATCGAATGTATGTCAAACGAGAAGATTAACGACCTTTTCTCAACATCGTTGTTTTGTGTGCAAGATGTGACACATTAACTGTAGGCATCTGTATTGTCGCAGGCACGAACTCAGGTTGTGCGCTTACCGGGACGTTTGAATATCCCCTGATTTTAAGACTTGCTCTGAAATCATCAAACGTCTCGGCAGATTCAATCCACGGCTCCCACAACATGCGGGAATCAAAAACAAGTTGTTCTAATTGAGTTTCCCAACCAACCGGCAACTGCAATGGTGCCAGATCATCGACTCGCACGGCCAATTGATGTCGTCCTTGAAATTTTGCGAGGATTCTGATGCCCCCTTTGTCTCTTCTGCCAAGGTAAAAGTACAAATCAGTTGATTTTATTGCCATCTTTCTTCTCCTCTTCGTGATACTTTGTTACTAACCTATATGATGGAGAAATAAGTTCTTCCAAGAGAATTTCCAAAATTATGCGAGTATAAACGTCGTCCGGGCCGAACTCTTTTGCAAAAGCCTGAAACGCACTTGTTCCAGCAATAGCTTCATTATGGTTTTTATTCATGCCAATACCTTTACCTCAGTACGCCAAAGTCAAAGACAACTATTGTATTGCTTACTTCGGCAATAACAAAGAACACATCGTTCAACTAAAGTTGCTCAGGCCCTATATGGAGTCCGCTTTCCCTGGAGTCCAGGTTTACTTGGCGTGTCGAGAAGACTCAGCTTATTTACTCAAGGGTGAAGAGAGAATAATCACAAGAGAAGAATTAAAAGACAACAAGCATTTGTTTGGCTACGTTCGTGAATTGCTTTGTGACATGCAATCAAATCCAATAGAGGAATTCATGAATGAATCTGAAATCCCTTTTGGTCCAATTCGAGCCGACCAACCACTAAAAAACAAAAAGTGCGTTCTGCTTACAAATGCCATCGCTCCTGTAAAAACACTTACAGGCAATCAAATCAAACTGGCAATGTCTCATATTCAAAGCAAAGGATATCAGCCAGAAGTCAACGGAAGCACTGAAGATGCTGGTTGGGTCGTGGGGGTTGAAAACGAGCAATTCTATCAAGCTGCCGCTGCTGGCAGGGCCGTTACTTTGATTCCAACGGGATTTGGTGAGAATCTATTCAAGAAACTCTTCCCAAGCGGACAAATCCTTATGCTTCCTGCATAGCTAATGTGAAGTTAGGGAAATCACACAACTCTGATACACTCTTAGGAGAAAACATGAGCGTATTTAAGGTAGCTTTGAACAGTATTGCTCAGGGAAATATGGACCTGGACCCATCAACAGCAACATCCATTTCGGCTTTGAATCATAGCCAATTGGGTACTGGAATGAATCCGTCGATTCAACGTACAATCTACGTTGCTGGTCCAAATCACACAAATCGCAAGTTGAAGGACGGCGACCAGTTCACCGACTGCAACTACTGGAAGCGTTTTGCTTATCCTCAGTGCGCATTGGCCGACGCCTTCATTGAAGTCGTTACCGATGATGGCTCTGTATACAGCGACGTTTCGGACGAAAACACCTATGCTAAGGTTTACGACCTGTCCATCACTAACGGATCGACCTACACGGCTAACGTCGTGGACATCCTTGGCGACACAGGCGGATTCGCAGTGTTCGTACAGATTGCTAACCAAGGCGGCACTGCTGTCAAGGTTCGTCTGAACGGCACAGCAAACGCAATCTTCGATCTTGGCGCTGGCGAAACCCAGGTCTTCAACCACGGCGATCTCTCGGTCACGAAGTTGGAGTTCGCAAACACTGTTTCTGGTGGTTCAACCACGACAGTTCAGGTTCTTGTCTCGGTCAAGAGCGTTTGCAATAGCTAATTGATTCTTTGAATTTCAGGCCCCGGTAGGAATCTCCTACCGGGGTTTTTTTATTGACACACTCTATCATGGCATGGGACATCTTCGTAAACCAGCCGCCGTTTCTAAGCCTAAGCCACTGAGCCTTAGAGACTTCTATGCCAAACGAAATCGAATCCTCATATGGCACGACAAAGGAGGATTGGGCGATGTTTTAATGCAACGAATGCTATTCGCCGACTTCAAAGCCATATGTCCAGAAGCCGATTTGATTTTTGCTTGCCTACCAGAATACATGGATGCCGCCAAAGACCATCCCTGTCTTAGTGAAGTAGTTGATTCCAGAACAGTGAACATCAACGACTACATCAATCATTACAACACCTGCGTCTCAATTGCAGATAGATATGAAAACATAAATGCGCCAATGTGCCTAGAACACAGAGCGGACATATGGGCCAAATACTGTGGCGTCACGTTAAACAAACATGAAATGCAGTTTCGATTCAACCCAGCGTTTCTGGAATACTGTCGCAAGAAGTTAAGAGTTATTGCTCCAGACACGAACAAACCAACCGTGTTATTTGCGCCAGTCTCAAAAATGGCCGTGAAAACTTTAATGCCGTCTCAAATTGAGGCTGTCGTTGAGGCCACAAAAGATTGCAATTTGGTTGGACTACATAACAAAGATATAGCAGACCTTACACGCCTGGGCATCCCAGGGATATACGGGGCTACCATCAAAGAGTGGATGGCATACATAGCAGTGGCGGATTATGTCGTATCTGTTGATACTGCAACCTTCCATATGGCTGGAGGACTTAAAAAGCCGCTCGTTGGTATCTTTACCTTTGCAGATGGAAAGGCTTACGGGAAGCATTTTAACTTCGTATTAGTTCAAAAACACCGTGACAATGGCAATTGGGATTGCGGGCCGTGCTTCAAATTCGGTGATTGTCCAAAGTGTAATAAAGCTCAAAAACCCTGCTTGACCGAGCTAAGTCGAGAGGAATTGCAGACGGGGATCAGAACAATGTTTGAACGATGGCCATATGGAAAAAATCGCATATCACTAGCTTAATTTGGAAAAAAAATAGCAGGGAAGATAAATAATATATGCCGCAACTAATTAAGCCAGGATCGGTCAAAATATTGACCAAAGATGGTGAAATCCAGGTGTCAATTGCCTTGGAACTAACCATAAACTTAAACACCGATGGTGTTAAGGTTTCTGCACAGTCGGTGGAACAGAAAATAGAAAAGAAAAAGGAATCGCCTAAAGATAGTGAGTTTATGATTCCTGACTTTGGGTCTTCACCTAAAATTGATTTTGGAAAACGGGAGTAAATTATGCCAATCGGTTTTGATTGTGGGACATTTAATTTGGTCTGCTGCCACAGGGACAGCAAGGGAGATTTTGTATACAAGAGAGAAGTCAATGCTTTCTTGGAACTCCCGTTAGACAATCGTTTCGTATTCAACATGATGAAGACGGCAGGCGTCCCGTTGATTGAACGAGACAAGGTGGCCTACGCATTGGGCGAGGCGGCTTGCAATATGACTTACACAATGAGCCAGCTTGAACTGAAGCGGCCCATGATTCATGGATGCGTTAATCCAAAAGAAAAAGACGCATTCCAGATTATGTCGATCATGATGCACTCATTGATTGACGGAATTACAAAAGACGGCGAAGTGCTGTACTACTGTGTACCAGCCAACGCCATCAATGAAGATACAGACGCCGATTATCACCAGAGAATCCTTGAGGCCATATTCAAGGCATACAAAGATGAAACGGGTCGCAAGGTAGATGCACACCCAATCAATGAAGCCCTGGCCCTGGTCTACGCAGAACTTGGCAAGAAGGCTTTCACTGGCATTGGCGTGAGCTTTGGTGCTGGCATGGTCAACCTATGCTATGCGATGTATGGCAATCCTGTTTTCGCTTTTTCGATTGTCAACTCAGGAGATTGGATCGACCGTCAGGCTGCTAAGGCCACGGGCGAGTCGATTTCTTTCATCAATAAAGAAAAGACGAAGATTGACTTGACTAAGGCTCCTGCTTCGTTGGTGGAAAGAGCCATTCATACTCAATATAGGCTGATGATAGAACATACCGTACAGGGCATCAAGAAGGGTTTTGCAGACATTACTAAAACGGTGCGTGCCGACGTTCCAGTTGATGTGGTGATTGCGGGTGGAACATCTTCTCCTTATGGTTTTGCTACCATCTTTAAGGAAACGATTCAGCAGGCTGATTTGCCTATTCAAATTGGCGAGATCATTAAGCCAAATGATCCGTTATACAGTGTTGCTCGTGGCTGTCTGCTGGCAGCGGAAGCAGCAAAGTAAATTAGAAAATGATGAGAGACAATGAACGAAGTGACAACAGAGGATACAGATCGCTTTAGTGGCTTGAAGGGTCTGGTTTCTGCTAAGATCGCAGAGAGGACCGTAGGAAAGCTGGTCGCAAGCCAGCTAAAGAAAGTGTTCTAAGACCCTATCCCGCATCCAATTTTGGTGCGGGATTTACAGAAAGAGAAAGGCTAGAAATGAAAAAGAATCAGAAGAGTGTTAGCGACCTTGGAGCCGCAGCATACTTATTGATGCACGACATCAAGGTTATTGGTCGCCGAGGCAAGGATATTTACTTCTTGCTCACTGAAGACCATACGACTGAGAAATTTGACCAATTGACCCTTGATTACTTATCAAGTGAGTTTCACCGATTTGATGCCTGCATCATGTCGCTGAAAAAGATCGGCGAATATACCTTCGAGACGAGGAATCACCGCTTCGTAACGGACTTGGGCGCTGCCGCTTACATTCTCATGCACAAGTACAAGGTTGTCGGGAAGAAAGGCAAAGCAATCTACTTTGAAGTAGAAGATGAGATTTCGGACAAATTCGATGAAATCGCCCTGGATTACATTTCCAGCGACTATCACCGATTCGATTCTTGCCTAATGTCCCTAAAAAAGATTGGTGAATACGTTAGCGATCATAACTAATCTCAGCAGAGATATATAAAGCAAGGAGAAATCATGCTGGGATTCAAAGAATATCGCAATAGGCTTACAGAAGCCACACCTGACGTTGAAACTGGAGTTCAGCCTGAAGACGTGCTAAAACACGAGAAGGCTGCAAATATCCAAAAACAAGTCAATCAAATCGTTGATGCTTGGGTTTCTGATTTGAAACGGACCCTTATAAACCCGATGACGCCCCTTGCGCAACGTCGGGGTGTTTGGGACCGTTTTAAGAACACTATGTCCAATATGTGGCACGGTCGTTACAACCAAACCAACCCATATTTTTGGCAAAACAAGCTCGGCGACGACCTGGGTGCTACTCAGGAATCTTTCAATCCCAACAATCTCTCTTTGGCCGATTATAAATCTCTTCGAGACATCTGCGAATCACTAGAGGAACAACTCAATGAAGATGTTCCTGCTGGTGCCGAGAACCTACGTTTAGTACGCATGATCGACACAAAGGCGCAAGAACTCAAGCAAAAACTCATGTCTATTGTGAGTGGAGCAGAAGACGGTTCTCC